AGAACTCACAACTAAGCAACAATCATTTCTTGATAGCCTTGTAGCCTGTAATGGCGACACAAGACTAGCAGGAGAAATGGCAGGCTATGCGCCTACAAGCATTAATAGTGTTGTTAAGAGCTTAAAAACAGAGATACTTGATCTTGCTACAAATATACTAGCTCAAAGCGCCCCTAAAGCTGCTCTAAAGCTCGTACACATCATGGACAGTGAAGTTCCTATCCCACAAGCTAACATGCGTATACAGGCCGCACAGACCATTCTAGACCGTGTAGGCTTAGGTAAGACTGATAGGCTAGATGTGACAGTAAACACAAGTGGTGGTTTATTCGTCATACCGGCGAAAAAAGAGGTAGTTATAGATGCAGACTATACGGAGGTCTAGTAGCACTATACCGTTTGGCTATGCATTAGACGAGAAGAACACAGAGCTTCTTACGCCTATAGACGATGAACTAAAAGCTTTAGATAAGGTCATACCCATGATCAAAGATAAAACATTAAGTTTACGAGAAGGCAGCTTGTGGTTAGAGTTTGAAACAGGACGCAAGCTTTCGCACATGGGTCTAAAGAAAATAGTAGATAAGCGCACATGAATGATTGGGAACTAAATCCCGATAACTACGCAAAAGACGACAACGGAGAGTTTATACTCAAAGTTGACGGGACACCGCGTAAGAAGTCAGGCAGAGCTAAAGGATCTAAAAGCCGTGGTTATAATTACCATTCTGAGACTAAGGCAAAGATGGCTGCAAAGAAAGCAGTCAAAGAAAAACAAAAGAAATTAAAGGCAGCCCAAGCTAAAGTCGATAACTATAAGAAGTCAATAAGTAAAACTAAAAAGACTTTAATACAGCTTGCTAACGATAAAGCAAGTAAAATTATAAGCGAAGAAGACTTACAAGATCTTCCAAAGCCTTTAGCAACTGAAGCTCAAGAGGACGTTATCTTCAAGGCCAACGAAGGCCCACAGGAAGACTTTCTTGCCGCAGGAGAAACAGATGTCCTGTATGGCGGAGCAGCAGGGGGTGGTAAGTCCTACGCTATGCTTGTAGACCCATTGCGTTTTGCACACAGAGCTGCACATAGAGGTTTGATTATTAGGCGCTCTATGCCTGAACTGCGCGAACTGATTGATAAGAGTCGTGAGCTGTACCCAAAAGCCTTTCCGGGCTGTAAGTACAAAGAAGTAGAAAAACTTTGGAACTTTCCAAGCGGAGCAAAGATTGAGTTTGGATTCTTGGAACGAGATGCAGATGTTTATCGCTATCAGGGCCAAGCATATAGCTGGATAGGGTTTGATGAGATTACTCACCTTCCGACAGAGTTTGCTTGGAACTACTTGGCTTCAAGACTGCGTACTACAGACCCAGAGATACAAGTCTATATGCGTTGTACAGCTAACCCCGGTGGTGCTGGAGCAACATGGGTAAAAAAACGATACATAGACCCCGCACCGTCCTACGAATCTTTTATAGGTGCAGATGGACTAACACGAAAGTTTATACCTGCTAGGTTGCAAGACAACCCCTTCCTAGCCACAGACGGACGTTACGAACATGCTAAAGGCTTTGCCGCCTACACAGCGACAACAGCTATTAGACGGCAATTGGGATGTTTCAGAGGTCGCAGCCTTTACTGAGTTTGTTCCGCAGCTACATGTAATTACACCTTTTGAGATTCCGGTACACTGGGAACGTATAAAAGGGATTGACTACGGGTATGCGTCTGAGTCTGCTTGTATTTGGGGTGCAGTAGATCCGAGTGACGGCACACTGATTATATATCGTGAGCTGTATAAAAAAGGTTTATTGGGTACTGACCTAGCAGATTTAATTACAAACATGGAACTAGCAGACCCCTTTTCAGTTCCCGGAGTGCTTGATACAGCTTGCTGGAGTCGCACCGGAACTACAGGCCCAACAATCGGAGAGACCCTCATAAGAGCTGGTCATAAGCTAAGAAGAGCTGATAAGAACCGAATACAGGGCAAAATACAAATCCATGAATACTTAAAAGTAATGCAAAGCGGTAGGCCACGAATACAGATATTTAATACATGCCCGAACCTGATACGCGAACTTCAAAGTATTCCTCTGGATAAAAAGAACCCAGAAGACGTAGACACACATGCACCCGATCATGCATACGATGCACTACGTTATCTGATTATGTCTAGACCTCGTATAAACGATACGCTGAGTCAGATGAGACAGTTTCATCGGGAAAGCACATTTACTCCTGTTGATTCCACTTTTGGATATTAAGATATATGAACGAAGAAAACGGTTTATTTGGAAACGCAAACGAGCTTTACTTCACTCCTGTTGAAGGGGAGAGCGGTCTCGATTTAACGCTAGAAGAAGATGTTCGTCTTCGTTTTGTTGGTTTAGTTGAAGATCGTTTTGAGCAAGCTGAAAGAGCTAGAGAGCATGATGAAGCTCGTTGGCTACAAGCATACCACAACTTCCGTGGTCTATATCCAAAACACGTTAAGTTTAGAGAATCAGAAAAATCTAAAGTATTTATTAAAGTAACTAAAACAAAAGTTATTGCAGCATTTGGTCAGTTGGTCGATGTTATATTTGGCACTGGTCAGTTTCCAATCGGTGTTAAAGAAACTAAAATTCCTGAAGGTGTTTCAAGCTATAAGCATTTAGACACTGCTCCGGGAATTGAAACTTCTGCACCTGTAGAAACCACCGAAGAAAAAGGTAATCCTTTTGATGTCGGTTACGAAGGCGATGGAAAAGTATTAAAACCCGGCGCAACTTTTTCATCTGGCGAATCAGCTTTTGAAAATGCAATAGAAGAAGCAGGCTTATCTTTTGTTGACGGCCCTAGTCCTAACCCACAAACGTTAGAAATTGCACCTGCAAAAAGTGCAGCACGGCTAATGGAAAAACTAATACACGATCAGATAGAAGAGTCTAATGGTTCTTCAGAGCTTCGTAATGCTTTGTTCGAGTCTGCGCTGTTTGGAACTGGAGTCGTTAAAGGCCCATTCAACTACAATAAAACTCTTAGTCGTTGGGAAAAAGACGAAGCCACAGGCGAAAGAAGTTACAACCCTTTGTTTGTTCGTGTTCCGCGTATTGAGTTTGTAAGCATTTGGGATTTTTTTCCAGACCCTAATGCAACTACAATGGAAGACTGCGAATACACATTTCACCGTCACAAAATGAACCGTTCTCAGCTTAGAGGATTAGCAAAACTTCCTCATTTTAATAAGGATCAAATCCGTGAATGTTTGCAGATGGGTTCAAATTATATTGAAAAAGATTACGAAACTGAATTAAAAGACGATCAAACTACCGAAGAGTATGGAGACGGCTTATTTGAAGTTTTAGAATACTGGGGTGTTATGGATGCACAATATGCTAAAGAAGCTGGAATGGATCTTCCAAATGAGGTAGACGATTTAGATGAAGTACAAGTTAATGCTTGGATTAGTAATGGTAAGTTGTTACGTGGGGTTGTTAATCCATTTACTCCGTACCGACTCCCCTACAATGCCTTTCCTTACGAGCGTAATCCTTATTCTTTCTTCGGTATTGGCGTTGCTGAGAATATGGACGACTCGCAACAAATAATGAATGGGCATGCACGTATGGCAATTGATAACCTAGCGTTGTCAGGCTCATTAGTGTTTGACGTAGACGAGTCTGCTTTAGTTGGTGGACAGTCAATGGAAATATACCCCGGCAAGGTATTTAGAAGGCAAGCAGGAATGCAAGGTCAAGCTATTCATGGCTTAAAGTTTCCTAACACATCACAAGAAAACATGATGATGTTTGACAAGTTTCGTCAGCTTGCCGATGAGCAGACAGGTATTCCAAGTTATTCACACGGACAAACAGGCGTACAGAGCATGACACGCACTGCATCAGGAATGTCTATGTTGTTGGGTGCTGCGTCTTTAAACATTAAAACAGTTGTTAAAAACATAGACGATTTTTTACTGAAGCCGCTTGGTAAGTCTTATTATCAATGGAACATGCAGTTCTTTGAAGGTGAGTTAGACATCGAGGGCGATTTAGAAGTTCAAGCTATGGGCACAAACAGCCTAATGCAAAAAGAAGTTCGAAGTCAACGACTAACTATGTTTCTTCAAACTGCACAAAACCCTGCGATTGCACCGTTTGTTAAAATCTCTAAAATTGTTAGTGAGTTGGCTTATAGCCTTGATCTTGACCCTGATGAGATTCTTAATGACCCTGAAGAAGCCGCAATCATGGCACAAATTATAGGAGCGCAAAATGCTGGACAAGGAAATGGCAGCGAGGCTGTCCCCCCTAGTGACCAACCCGGAGCTATGGGAGGCGTTCAAGGAGCATCTGAGCAACCTCAAGACCTTGGAGCTACAGGCACTGGCGGTGGCAACATCGGAACTGGAAATGTTCCGCAAGCAGGGGAAAGTGAGTTCTCTGGGTAACTTACTACAACTAAAAGATCAAATACGAGAAGCTAAACAAAGAACTGGGGATTAAAATGTCAGAAAACATAGACGACAAACGATATAGAATGCAGATAGAAGAAAAAAAACGCATTTCAAAACTAGAAGCTGAAACCGCAAAACGCGCTGCTGATTATAATAATGCAATGGAGTCTGGCGACATTTCTCTTGAATTAGAAAAAAAACTAAAAGAACAACAAGCTGAACAAGAAATGGATCGTAAAATGAAAAAGGCTGCCGAAAGATATGGTCTTTCTAAAGGCGGCTCTATGCTAAGCTCTCCAGAACGTGAAGAGTTTAGACTAGGGTCTATTGTTAAAGCTACAATTAATGCAGCTAATAAAACTAAAAGCGCGGCTAATAAAAAATTAGACAAGCTTTCAGGTGTAGATGAAAAATCTCCCGGAAGGACAGCAGAAGATCGTGGAGTTGTTGTAGGAAAAGACCGAACACAAGCTTTTAAAACAACAGAACAAATTAAAGGTGCTGGCAAGGCTGCCCTTGTTATAGGCGGTGGGGACTGGGCGTATAATAAATTAACGGCTAAAGAAAAATCTTCTTTTGATAAAGCTTTTAGTAAAGCGCATAACGAAGGAAAAGAAACTTTTACGTTTGAAGGAAAAGAATTTAGCACAGAAGTGCGCAAAGGAAAAATGTCTGGTGGTATGTTACAGTACAACGAAGGCTCTATGCTTGTAGCCCCTGAAATGGGCTTAGAAGACGAGATGCCAGTAGATACATACGACAACATCCCAGAAGACGAAAAAGCAGCTGTAGAAGCTTCACAGCTTCCAGACGATGAAATGGAAGAAGACTACACTGAATATGTCTTAGAGCAATCTTTAGATATGGAAGACCAAGAATATTTAATGGGCATTCTAGAAGGTGATGAACGCCTAAGCAGCATCTTTGATAAGGTTATGGATGTTGCAGGAGAATTTGCTGGCGAAGGAGCTGTAGAAGGCCCCGGAGACGGCACATCAGATTCGATTCCCGCAAGGTTATCGGACGGTGAATTTGTTTTCACCAAAAAAGCCACCGATCAATTAGGTGCGGATCAGCTACAAACTATGATGGACGAAGCTGAGAAAGCCTATGACGGTGGTTTAATGAAGAAAGCATTTGGCGGCATGGTAGATGACATCCCTATGGATGAGCGTCAAGAAGACGAAGAAATCAACAATATGATGATTGCTTCTAATCAGATGCCAAGTGTTAGACCCCGATAAGGCCACTCTTTAACTAGACCCCTTATCATTTTTTTTTACCTAGAGGCCACCTTGAAGTATCAAGACCCTGTACTGTAAACGCGAACAGCACAGCCACCTTGAAAGACTGACAAGCCCCAAAAGGAGTGTGATTATTATGTCCAATGCAACTGAACAACTTGAAGAACCAACTGCGAATCCGTATAACTCTAAGAAGTCTTGGCACACGCCAGATGAACCAAGTAGAGGTAAAGCAGATACGCTTTTCTTTGAAGAACCCTCACAGGCTACCCGCGAAGAAGCGGCCCCTGAACCAGAAGAGAAAGAAACCAAAGGAAGAACAAATTATAAAAAGCGATACGATGACCTAAAGAAACACTATGATCAGAAGATAGCTTCTTTTAAGCAAAAGGAATTAGAACTTACCGCGATGGCACAAGAGACGCAACCTGCGTATGCCCCGCCTAAGTCAACTGAAGACCTTGAAAACTTTAGAGAGCAATATCCTGATCTATATGAAACTGTAGAAACTGTTGCACACTTACAAAGTGAACAACAACTAGAAGCTTTAAAAACTAAGATGTCTGTTATCGAAGAACGAGAAGCCGCCATCCAACGTAAAGAAGCTGAAGCTACACTACGTTCGCGCCATCCTGATTTTGAGGATATACGCGGAGACGAAAAGTTTCATGATTGGGCTAAAGAACAACCTGAAGCAATTCAAGGTTGGATTTATGAAAACCCAGATAATGTTTCATTAGCAGTTAAAGCTATTGATCTTTATAAAATGGAAAATGGTATCAAGATTGTAAAAGAGCAAAAGACAAAGAAATCACAAGCCCCCAAATCTTCAGCGGCAGATATGGTGTCCACACGGACAACACAAATAAATGCTAAAGAACCAAAGATTTGGTCACAACGGGAAATTGCTAAACTGTCTATGGCTCAATTCGACAAATATGAAAGTGAGATTGATCAAGCCATAATGGAAGGCAGAATAGTAGATTAAATTAAATTGTCTTTTTTAGGAGTAACATAACATGGCTTATAACCAATCAGACCAACTATTTGAGCAAAGCACAGATACCAACGGTAACTTTGCTAACTCAATTTCCGGTCAAACTAACAGCTTCTTCATGCCCTCAATCTTTTCTAAGAAGGTTCTTAACTTCTTCCGGAAAGCATCGGTAGCTGAAGCAATTACCAACACTGACTATGCAGGCGAAATCTCAGGTTTCGGTGATTCTGTAAAGATCATCAAAGAGCCAGAAATCACTGTTTATCAGTATGAGCGTGGCGCTGACGTAACTCAGACTAAGCTAACTGACGTTGAAACTACTTTGATTGTAGATGTGGCTAACGCATTTAAATTCAAAGTTGATGATATTGAAACTGCTATGTCTCACGTAAACTTCAAAGAGGTTGCATCTTCATCTGCCGCTTACGCATTGCGTGACGCATTTGATGCAGGCGTAATTGCTAAGATTATTGCAGGCGTTTCAGCTTCAAGCCCTAACCACATCCTTGGTAGCGACAGTGCTACTGACCTAGCCGCAGGAACTTTTGACGGCACTGGTAACTTGGACATTGGTTCTGGCTCTACCGAACATGATCCTTTAGATGTGATGGCTCACATGGCGCGTCTTCTTGACGAGCAGAACATCCCAGAAGAAGGTCGTTGGTTCTTGGCTCCACCTAGTTTTTACGAGCAACTATCTCAGTCTAGCTCTAAGTTGATGTCTGTTGATTTCAACGCCGGACAAGGTTCTATCCGCAACGGATTGGTATCTTCTGGCAAGCTACGTGGATTTGACATGTACAAGTCTAACAACATTGCCGCTACAACTAACGCGGCAGGTCAAGTAGTATGTGGACACATTAGCTCTACTGCAACTGCACAGACCATCACAAGCACTGAAGTCCTACGCGACCCAGACAGCTTTGGTGACATCTGTCGTGGACTGCACGTATATGGTGCTAAGGTTCTACGCCCAGACGCATTAGTATCTGCGTTCTACGGTATTGACTAAGTAAGCAATTAGAGACGAGGGGTGTCAAAGCCCCTCTGATCTTTGAGAGGCAACATGGCAATTATTGGAAGTAATGAAAAGCCTATAATGATGAGAGGCAAAAAGAGAGGAAAGATATTAGGCGATACAGGAAGTTGGTATAAGCCCGAAAACAAAAAGAAGTATGAAGACAACTGGGACAGAATTTTTAATAAACCAGACACTAAAACAGAATCAAAGGCGCAATAACATATGTCATCAACTTATCTTGATTTAACTAACGAACTGTTACGAGAACTTAATGAAGTTACGTTAACAAGCGCAACATTTACAAGTGCGGTTGGTGTACAGCAACATGTTAAAGACTCACTTAATCGTGCATACTTTGATATCATTAACGAAGAACCGCAGTGGCCGTACTTAGCTGTTGCTGAAAGCGGTGACGTAGACCCGATGTATGGAAACGTATATGTCGAGACAACCGCAGGTACACGTTTTTACGAATTAAAACCCGCTAGTTCTAGTATTACTACGGACTACGGATCAATAGATTGGGATAATTTTTATATTACTACTGTAGGTGTAGACGGAGAAACTGCTCCTTATGTTTCGCGCAACCTAAGCTTCATGACTACAGAGGCGTGGAAGGACTACCGAAGAATTTCAGAAAATTTAGACGATGCTGACACACAACAATACGGTGAGCCTAGCAACGTCATCCGAAGCCCAGACTCACGAAAGTTTGGACTAAGCCCTATCCCAGATAAAACATATCGCGTATGGTTCTATGCTTGGAGCCTACCCACAAACCTTGTAGCTCACGGAGACACTGTAGTGTTCCCTGAAATGTATACATCTGTATTACTAGCTAAAGCCCGATACTATATCTGGCAGTTTAAAGATAACCCACAAGCGGCGGCGTTTGCATTAGAAGATTTTAAGAAAGGATTACGCAGTATGCGTTCTAACCTTTTAGAGCCTACGCCCACTTATATCAAAGATGACCGAATGAGATTCGTATAATATGGCCGCTTCGCAACCCTATGGTGTTTCATGTAAAGGTGGGTTAAATACTAACCTAAACCAACTTGAAATGCTTGGACAGCCGGGATTAGCTACAAAGCTTGTAAACTTTGAAGTTGATCCAGACGGAGGCTATCGCCGCATAAACGGCTATACAGCCTTTGGTGATACTCGTCCTAATGGCTCTAATGAAATACTAGGGCTTGCAGTATATGCTGATGGCCTTATAGCTTGTTCGGGCGATGGTATTTTCTTTAGCCCTGACGGTGAAAATGCTTGGCTACAAATCAATAGAGCATCTGTACACTCAAGTGGGGACAACTACTCAACATTTATTGGGAGAGGTTTAGCCGCACGGACAAGTCAAGGACAGTCAAGTTTTGCAGTCTACGAAGGCAACACAGACTATGGTCAAATTATTATTTGTGATGGTGTCAACAAGCCTTTTTACTTTCACATGGAAGGCTCTGGAGCTTTAACTACTCGCACATTCTTTGCAGAAGAAATAACAGTAAGCGGCACAACAGCCCCAACAGTATGTGCAGTGCACGATCATCACTTAGTAGTTGCGGGAGCAGACGCGGCTAAAGATACTATATATTATAGCCACAACTTTGAGCCTGAAAACTTTTCAGGTTCAGGATCGGGAAGCATTAAGCTGTCTGATCAAGTTATAGGACTTAAAAGCTTTCGTGGCGACTTAATTATTTTCTGCCGTAATAGTTTACACAAGCTTATAAACATTAATGATTCTAGTAACATTGCTATTGTACCTGTTACACAGAACGTAGGTTGCTTGAGTTCACATAGCATTCAAGAAATTGGTGGTGACTTAGTGTTCCTTAGCCCAGACGGTATACGTTCTGTTGCGGGTACATCAAGAATTGGTGACGTTGAATTAGGATCAGTTAGTCGTCAAATACAATCTATTATTTCTACTGTTGCTCACGGCATAAATTCTTTTACTATTACAAGCGCAGTCCTAAGAAGCAAGTCGCAGTACAGATTATTTTATAATACTCAGGGTACGGCTAATTCTTCAGCTAAAGGTATTATAGCTACGCTAACAAATGAAGGTTTTCAGTACTCAGAACTTCAAGGAATAAAAGCTACGGCTATTACTTCAAACTTTGGAGCAGATGGTATTGAAAGGACATGGCATGGGGACACTAATGGTTATATTTATAATCATAATACAGGTGACTCTTATGACTATGGTGGAT